TCGACGCCGCCCGCTTCCGCGAATCGCTTCATGTCCGGCATGTAGCGATCAATGAGCTGCTTTGACTGCTGCTCGGGAGTCAGATCGGGTTGCCTCGACTGCGACGCAACCGACTCCTCCGTGAGCTTTACCTGCTTCTCCAGCAGCTCGCGCATTTTGCGAGCCTCGTTCAGATCTTCCTGGCCTCGGGTGACCATGTAGCGACCCTGGTGTCCCCATGTGACCAGCTTGTCTACCAATCCCTCTTCAGCCAGTTGTTCGTAAGAAATCTTCTTGCCAGCGAACTTCCCGAATGCTTCCTTGTCATCCGGGAGTGTCACCATTCGCGGCTTCGGTTCCTCACCGGACTGGTCGGAACTCGCAGAATCGGACTCCTGTCCCTCCTCGGCAACCTCGTCTGCCTGCTCTCCCTCGTCGGGTTCAGGCTCTGGCTGCTTGGCCGGGGCTGACTCGTCATCGAAATTTTCATCGTCAAACGAATCGTTGTAGTCTTTCTCGAAGCTCTCCAGCTCGTCGATGACCTCTTGCCTTGCGTCTACCACGATAACCCCCTAATCCTTGGATCCCTCACCAGGGTGGTCCGATTGATCTTCGATGCCAACGTGTGCCTTGACATGTGCCTTGTACTCCAGCTTCCGTTCCTCGTAATCTGAAATGAACTTCAGATCCTCAAAAACGCCCCACAACCGTTCCTTCATTGATGCTACCACGGCGACCGCAGAATGGGGAGGCTGGACATCAGGGTTGTAGGTCATCAGCGGTGCCAGCCTCGTCTTCAAGCTATTAAGAAACTTGATCACCTCCTCAGGGTCTTCGATCAGTTTTCTCGCCCGGAGATATTCAACCTCGTCTTCCTCCAGCTTCTCTCGAAGCTCTCTGATAACATCCTGCGGTCCCCTCGCCATGTTGCCCCCTAGCCTATCGGAATCATGTTCCCAGATTGAACCTTCTTGTCAATCTGCTCCTCGGATTGAACGTTTATGCCCGGTTGACTCGCGCCCGTCTGCGCCTCGGGCGGAAGCTGTCCAGGCAGCGGCATTCCGGGCTGCGGCTCGACTTTGACCTTGAACTGATCCAGGTAATTGATGCCTGCCGAGCGAACGAACTCATCAAACACCGCTATTGGGTTCAGGACCATCCCTTGGCTGTCCGGGTTCATCAGCTGCGGGGCCTGCGCCAGCATGGTCAACAGCTGGCCCCAAATGGCCGTCATGCGAGCCGGGTCAGGAGCCATGGTCGTGGTGTGCGGGATGTAGTCGTACTCGCCCTCGAGATCGTCCGGCGAGATCTCAAACATCTGCGCTTTGCCAGGGCCACCCAGCTGCTCGATCAACCGGCCTACCAGCCGGTAAGTCTTCTTCATAGTCGAGAACTGCTGCCGATTGGAGATCAGTCGGCGAGCGTAAGGCTCAACCAGCATCAAATCCTGAAGCTGGGCCTCGACGCCCAGCCTGAGCGTCGCCGACTCGTTGACCGTCTCGACTTCACCGAGCGTCCGCTTACTCGGAAGCTGCATGCCTTGCATGGTGTCCGGCGTCGAAGACATTCTCTGAAGCATCTGGAACAACATATGGAAGGTGTTGAGGTGCTGCTGCGTGACATCGGTGATCATAAACTGCGCATACATATCCTGGATGCGCATCTGCCCCATCTCTTGCATCCGCTTGCCCCGGCGGGTCAAGCGGATGTGCTTCGCTGGCTCAGGCGAAGCCATGTCCACCGGATTGATCAGGTCGTCGTTGAAGATCACCATGTCGTTGACGATCTTCTTCGAGTTGATCATGTGCGAGTTGACGTACCAGTCAGAGGCGTCCTGCCCGCCGATCATCTGCTGAGCCATGCCAGGAGTGAACGGGGCGTGAAGGTCCGGGTCGGCGACCGAAATACAGTAGGTGAACTCTCCGTGAGCATAGACGCTCTTGTGCGCCCGGATGATCAGGCTCTCGTCGTACACCGAGAACCACCAGATCTCGGGCTTGTCGCGAGGCGCGAGGCCCCACTCTTTCGGGATGATTTTCCACTGCAAATGGTCAACCGGCGGGTTGGGATACTTCCTCGTGCCGCTGTTTGAGTAGGAGCCGTCCATCCAGCGTCCCTCTTCGTTGAAGGTGGTGGACTGCTCGTTCGCCAGCTTCCGCATCTGCTTGAGGTTGAAGAAGGCTCCGTTGCCATCCTTCAGCGCCCGCTCCAAGTACCACAAGATGTTGGTGTAATCGGTATGCCCGATATAGTTCATCACCTGAGGGTCGGCGATAGGCACGTTGGGATCAAGCAGCACGTTGCGCGGGTCAACCGTGCCGATATTGTTCCACTCCCTCGTCCGCGTCCAAATCGGCTCATCCAGATCCACGCCCATCAGCATCGCCTCGAGCGGCGACATCCCCCGCTGAGCTTGGTACCCGAACTTCTCCTCGAACGTGTCGTACCACACGGAGAGGCCGTAGCGCTCCTGATCCATGATGGCTTGCCACATCTTCAGGTCGAAGCGTGACTGCCGAAGATCGTACCGCGCTATCACCTCGTGGACTCGGGATCCTATGAAATCGTTTGACTCGGTCGGCTCGTAGTGGATGCGAGGCTCGGTCGCTGTGAGCTGAGCATACTTATGGCCCGCCCTGGTCATCACCATTGTGTACATGACCGGCATGCAGATCGCGCCTTTGTAAGGCATGGACTTCTTGCCAGCGGTGTCATACGTCTTGTCGGCGTACCGCTTGGGCGCGTCGAAGTCGAGGTAGAGCCGCATGTACTTGTCTACTTGGTCCCAGTCATCCTTGCGCTGATCGATGTGCGCTTTGGACGCCCGGATCATCGACTGAAGCTCAGACAACAGCCTCCCGTGCTCTGGTGATTTCCAATGCAGCTTCTCGTGAATAGGCTTGTCCAGAACCTCGATCCTGGAGTCCTGCTCGATCAGCAGGGAATCATCAGAGTCCCGCGAGTCCACCATGGTATCTCCGTTCCTCACCAGCAATCTTCCTGAGATCCTGGACCGACTCGATGTAGAAGCTGGAAGGCATGTCCATCATCACCCAGTAGCCTAGCGCATCTGTCGCGTGGGTCAATAGCGCTCGATCATCATCAGGGTCTGAAATCTTCAGCAAGCCGGTCCCCGGCTCGTTCCACTGCACCCGCTGGAAATCCTCGATGAGGTACTCACAAGAGTCGGCGATGAGCAGCGGCTTCCACAGATTCGCGCCTCGCATGATTTGGTTGACGCTGTGGATCCGATCCGGGACTCGCGGGTTCTTGGGCGGCACGTAGAATTCAGGCTCGCTGGGATAGCCGGTGAACTCCCCCTCCATGATCTCGAGCAAGGATTGCCCGCCAGCTGAGGAGCTGCCTGCCGAGGCATCCGGGAAAACGCGCAGCCCGCCCGCATGCGAGGGGAACCTGGAACGAAACTTGCGGACCATGACAGGAATGGAGGCCTTTTTGTGCTGGGAGATTTCACATATCACAACGGGCTGCGCGTTAATAACCTGGATCACGGGCCACGCCATCAGAAGGTGGTTGAAGTCACAAGCCAACCTGATGGGGCGGCGCTCGTCGTACATCTCAGCGGCTTCCTCGTGCGGGATGACGTTGACCTTCATCTTAAAGTCTTCGTAAGCTGCCGCCTCAACAAACTCTACGAACGCGCCTTCCAGCTCCTGCTTCAGCCAGTGACCGGAGTACTTGTCCTCCAGTGCTTTGATGAAGTAGGAAGGCAGGAACGTGTTGGTTTTCGAGGAACACTGCGTCAGGTGGTAGTCCTCCCTGCCGTCGCGGACAAAAAGCTTCCACATCCAGTTTTTGCCGCGAGGCGTGGTGGTCACCCACGCTCGTCCGGGACCGAGGCGCAAGCGCCCGATCATCAGATCCCACACCATCTGCGGCATCATCGCGGCCTCGTCCAGCCAGAACCAGCCAAGGTTGGGGCCGCGCAGCTTGTCAGGGTCGTCGCATGAGCGGAAGAGGATCTCGGTGCCGTTGTGAAGCAGCGCCGTCATGTCGGACTTCTTGTAGTCCTTCAGCACGCCCGCTTGCTCCGTGACCTCCAAGAAGGTGTGGATCGTGGCGTCCTGAAGCATGCGGTAGGTCGGCGCTACCACGCAGCCTCGCGACGATCCCGGCATGCGCAGCACTTCCACCACGCCCGCCCTCGTCTTGCCTGACCCTACGCCTCCTACGAATGCGCGAAAGCGCGACGGGTTCTCCCAGAACTCCATTTGTGGATGCGTGCCGCCGTGTTCAATCTTGAAGTGAGCCATTAGCCCCAAATTTCGTTTCGTATCCAGTCGTGCGCCTCGGCCGCGTGCTGCCGATCCTCGTCGCTCCGCGTCTCGTAGATCCCACCCATGCCGTAGAGCAGGTAGCGGTAGACGTTATGCAACTCCAACGCGAACCAGCGGTACATCCCGTCCTGCACGCGGAGGAAG